GGAACCCGACAAGAATAGCGAGTTCTATGGTAAAGATAAAACTTTTAAATAACTTCACAGGAGAACAAAAATGGCAAAAGCAAAAGGATCTGCAACAGGCAAACCCGCAATTGATCATGTGGTCAAACGCACACATGTTGGTGGTCTTAGACCAAAAACTAGTGCAATGAACAAAAGCTATAAACGCAGCTTCAAGGCTTATAGAGGCCAAGGCAGATAAATACTGCTATGGAATCATTACACAAAGCTCTTAAAATTGCATTTGCAAGTGAATATGCTTTTTACTTAAAAGCTCATTATTTTCACTGGAACGTGGAAGGTCCTAACTTTCCACAATATCACGAATTGTTTGCCAACATCTACGAAGAAGTGTATGGCAGTATAGACAAGTTTGCTGAGGAAATTCGTGCCACTGGCACATACACTCCAGGTTCATTCACAAGATTCAGTATTCTAAGTCAAATTGACGACGAAACTCAAGTGCTACCAGCTGAATCAATGTTGGTAGAGTTATTGGAAGACAGCGACCGCATGCAAGAAATGTTCCGCATTGTTTTTAGAGCCGCAGAAGAATTAGGCCAGCACGGTTTAAGTGATTTTCTTGCAAGCAGGCAGGATGCTCATGCAAAACATTCATGGATGTTGAGATCCACGCTTAAATAATTTATCATGCTTTTAGTTTATATTCACGGTGCCAGTGCCACCAGTGAAAGTTTCAACTACATCAGACGACAAATCAAAGGTAAAACTCTGTTGATAAATTATGACAGCAGAAATGGTTTTGAAAAGAATTTAGAAAACATGAAAGAGCTATTGAGTGCTCAAAAGGACATGTTCTTCATTTGTCACAGTCTGGGCGGAATATATGCACTACACTTGGCACAAGAATTCGCAGATCAAGTGTTAGGTGCAGTAACATTGAGCACACCATATGGTGGTGCTGAATCCGCAGATGTTGCCAAATACTTCTTGCCTTACAGCAGATTACTCAAAGACATAGGTCCCAATAGTTGGGCCATGAAAAAAGCTAGAACATTTGATTTGAATCGTCCATGGACCAATGTTGTAACAACAGTGGGATCGGCTCCGTGGATATCAGCACCCAATGATGGTGTTGTAACCATTGCCAGTCAAAGTCATCGAGGAGACATTATGGAACTAATCGAATTGGAATGCAATCATTATGAAGTGGTACTCAATGACCAGGTCATTGAGATAATCAAACAGAAAATAAACGATGTTAGGTGAAATTCCTTATATGGTTGTATGGGGATTCTTTAGTGCCATGGGTTGGATGACTGCCAACTACACAGTGGATAAATTGGTGCCAGAAAAACCAAAACAAGAAACACAGATCTGTACCGAATGGCGAGAAGAAACCGACAATGATGGTAAGATTGTTAGAACCAGAACCTGCGAACCCAAAAAATAAGTCTTCACCTTAGGACCGTGAAGAGCCGGCTGCTGGCTTACTCAAGGGAGTCGTGCCCCAAGAGTTAAAGTGAGCAAAATTTTCTTGTATTTTCCTTATTTGTAGTTTATAATAAACCATACTTTATCCAGGAGATATTATGAGTTCAAGAATGTTCTCTGCAGAACAAAAGGCCAAACTAACACAAATTATCAATGAAGGCATGACTATCATGCAAGAAGTTGAAGATCTAAATGCTGGCTTGAGTGACACCGTCAAAGCAGTTGCTGAAGAAATGGAAATCAAACCGTCCATTCTTAAAAAGGCCATCCGTACTGCATTCAAATCAAAACTGGGCGAAGAAAACGCCGACAATGAAGAATTGAATACCATTCTTCAAACAGTGGGCAAAACTCTTTGATTGAGATTAAATTTGGTCCACGTAAAGATACGTTTGGATTTCAAAGTTTTGAAAGTTTTTTAAATCACGTAGATTATTATCAACATGTAAAATATCTGCAACATGGTAATAGTGTTATAAAATTTAATTTTGTTGACGATGGTATACCTATCTATGACATATTTGAATTTTTTGATGATAACCTTAAAGATTTTCGAGACATAAATGTAATTGCGGTTGAAACACTAAATCAATTTACAACTATAGTCAAAAAACTAGATCCGTCAAAAAAATATATCATATTCAGTGAATCCTACTGGGATGTTGAAGATCAATTCATAGATTTAAACTACGAATTGATTTACATGCCGTGGGATCTAATTGATTGTCAGAATAGATTGGCAAATAGATCTAATTTGTATTTTCATTTGCTTGACCTAGATTTTTTATCTAGGTATCAACCAAAATATGATTTTTTGTGTTTGGTAGGTAGATCTAAAATTTGGCGTGATCAATTTGTTGAAAAATTAGTAAACAAATTGGATTTAGCTAATACTCTAACTTCATATTATGGCCAATGTTTAGGCAATCAAGATTTATTAAGCATAGATATTCCGTATGAAAGATCTAATTCAAAAAACGAATTTGAAAATAAATTTTATAAACCGATCCATATACCTGACACAAACTTAACGTACAATCTAAGTTACTTTACCAAGAACGAACTGTTTTATTCAACTAAATTCAGTGTTGTAGTAGAAACAGAGGCACTTTTACAAGAATATCACGTAACGGAAAAAACAATTAAATGCATCATACTAGGACACCCTTTTGTAGTTATGGGTACTCCAGGTTATTTAAAATTCTTACATGGTCTGGGATTTACAACCTACAGTGATATATTTGATGAAAGTTACGATTCTATACAAGATTTAGAATCAAGAATGGATGCTGTAATTGACGTTATAAAAAAATTACAGACTGAAGTTTTTGATATTGATAAATTACGAAACATACAAAACAAAAATCTAAATGCATTAATTAAATTAAGAAATAGTGACACATATGAAAAATTTTTAGGCCTCTTAAATGTATGAAATATTTCGACCAACAATAGATTGGATAAAAGATGATTGGCGTAGTCACAAGTTACGTTTCATTATTGAGCTGCTTGCTTGGGCGATTTCAATTGGATGCGCCTTTACTATGGCAATTACTGTACCCAATCCTCCACTGCTTATTTTATATCCAATTTGGATTCTTAGTTGCTCTATGTATGCTTGGGCTGCTTATACTAGGAAAAGCTTTGGCATGCTAGCTAACTACCTATTATTGACCACTATTGACGCGATTGGCCTGATAAGGATGCTAACCTAATGTTATTGATTTTTTTATCAATTGTTGCACAATGGCTAACGCTAGGAGCAGGTATATACCTAGTGATGATTTTGTGTTTAAAATTTGCTAATCTTTGCGAATATGTTGTTGACTTTTTTGTTACAAAAAAATAAAATATATCTATGAGCTATGTTGATGCATTATATGATCGAAACCAGGATCGTATCCACGTTGTAGAGCGCACAAACGGTGAGAGAGTCTATCGAGAATATCCCGCGACGTATATCTTTTATTACGACGACCCACGTGGTAAATTTCGTACTGTGTATGGAACTCCCGTTAGCAGATTTTCAAGTCGTTCGCAGAAAGAATTTCAAAAAGAACTACGTATCAATTCTAATAAACGACTTTGGGAGTCGGATATCAATCCAGTATTTCGCTGTCTTGAAGAAAACTATTTGGGGGCAACCTCTCCCCGGCTACATACTGCGTTTTTTGACATTGAAGTTGATTTTGATCCAGTGAGAGGTTTCAGCAAGCCAGAAGATCCTTTTAATCCAATTACAGCTATCAGTGTGTACCTTGATTGGATGGACCGATTGGTTACACTGGTTGTTCCACCCAAGAGTTACAGTTGGGAAACAGCACAAGAGATTTGCAACCAGTATGATAACTGTTTCTTGTTTGAACGTGAAGAAGATTTACTCAACACATTCCTTGACATTATCGATGACGCAGACATCTTGAGTGGTTGGAACTCAGAAGGCTTCGATATTCCTTACATGGTCATGCGTGTAACCCGAGTACTCAACAAAGACGATACACGTAGATTTTGCTTGTGGGGACAATTACCCAAGCAAAGGACCTTTGAACGCTTTGGTGCAGAGAACTTGACCTTTGATTTGATTGGTCGTGTGCATATGGATTATATGCAACTGTATCGCAAATATACTTACGAAGAGCGTCATAGTTACAGTTTGGATGCCATTGGCGAATACGAACTAGAAGAGCGCAAGACTCAGTATGAAGGCACACTGGATCAATTGTACAACAAAGACTTTCCCAAGTTCATTGACTACAACAGACAAGATACCATGCTTGTGGCCAAGCTAGACAAGAAATTGCGTTTTTTGGATCTAGCAAATGAACTGGCACATGATAACACAGTATTGCTTCCAACAACAATGGGAGCAGTAGCAGTTACTGAGCAGGCAATTATCAACGAAGCACATCAACGAGGTATGGTTGTACCTAACAGGAAAGGAAGAGATGATCAAGGAGACACACAAGCGGCAGGTGCCTATGTTGCTTTCCCCAAGAAAGGCATGCACGACTGGATCGGCGCCATCGACATCAACAGTCTGTACCCGTCAGCGATCCGCGCTCTTAACATGGCACAAGAGAGCATCATCGGTCAACTCCGGCCAATAATGACCGACAGGTATATTCAAGAAAAAATGGCCGCAGGTTCAAGTTTTGCAGATGCCTGGGAAAACATGTTTGGTACTCTTGAATATACTGCTGTAATGGCCGGAGAAATTGGTACAGAAATCACTGTGGATTGGGAAACTGGTGGTTCAGACGTAATGAGTGCCGCAGATATCTGGCGCTTGATATTTGATAGTAATCGACCATGGATGCTGAGTGCCAATGGCACAATCTTCAGCTATGAACAAAAGGCAGTTGTGCCAGGCTTGTTAGAAAGGTGGTATGCGGAACGCAAAGAACTCCAGGCAAAGAAAAAAGAAGCAACAACTGATGAAGATCGTGCATTCTGGGATAAGCGCCAGTTGGTCAAAAAGATTAACCTTAACAGTTTATACGGAGCGATCCTTAATCCGGGTTGTAGATTTTTCGATAAAAGGATTGGTCAGAGCACTACGCTCACTGGACGTATCATCGCTAGGCACATGGACGCCTATATCAATGAGTGCATCACGGGCAAGTACGATCATGTGGGTGAAGCTATCATCTATGGCGACACTGACAGTTGCTATTTTACAGCTTGGCCTGCAATTAAAGACGAAGTTGCGGCCGGACGAATGGAATGGAATAGAGATATTTGCGTACAACTGTATGACTCAATTGCCGATCAAGTCAATGCTAGCTTCTCAGGATTCATGGAACGAGCGTGTCATGTGCCCCGAAGCATGGGAGATCTTATCCGGGGCGGACGAGAACTTGTTGCTTCAAAAGGCTTGTTCATAAAGAAAAAACGCTATGCTGTTCTAATTTACGATTTGGAAAACAATAGATTAGACACACACGGCAAGCCCGGCAAAGTCAAAGCTATGGGACTGGATCTCAAGCGATCAGATACTCCCAAAATAGTACAAGACTTTCTTAGTGAATTGCTTACAGATGTCTTGACCGGCAAGGACAAAGATCATGTGTATGACCGAGTGCGTGAATTCAAACTTGCATTCCAGGATCGACCTGCCTGGGAAAAAGGCACACCCAAGCGTGTGAATAATCTAACCAAATACACAAGAGAAGAAGAACGACTTGGCAAGGCCAACATGCCCGGCCATGTACGTGCTGCCATGAACTGGAACAACTTGCGTAGAATGCACAGCGACAACTACAGCATGGCCATTGTTGATGGCATGAAAACAATTGTGTGCAAGCTAAAGGACAATCCATTAGGCTATACCAGTGTTGGTTATCCAACAGATGAAACACACTTGCCTGCATGGTTCAAAGAATTGCCGTTTGATGATAGTGAAATGGAAGGTACCATTGTGAATCAAAAAGTTGAAAACTTGTTAGGAGTTCTTGAATGGGATATTCCTTCGCACACCGATATCAAAACAACATTTGACAGCCTATTTACATTTGAATAAAATATGAACCTCCACGATTTAATCAACTTGAAAAATAGGCTTCAATGTGCTTTTGATCTAGCCTCTATAGAATCTATTATTGAAAAGAATTCAACAAATATTAACGAGTTGTCATTGGGCATTGACTCGACATTAAGTGAATTACTTAGAAATTTGGCTGTTAATCATAGTAATTTAAAACCTTTACTTTATCAACATATCGAAGAATACAAGAATGTGTTAAATGTTATAGAAGAAAAAATTACGGATCAGACCAAAATTTTTTTTACAACTGACTATCAAGCTAATTTTCCTAATTCAGACAATGCAATAAGTGCAGAATTTATTGAAAGAGTTAGAATTATTGAATCAAATGATGCATTTGAAAATGTCTTAAAAAATAGAATAAATTTGTATAGTAATTGGCAATTTCCCTGCTTAGAAATTGGATGTCGGAATGGTGAATATACTAAATATCTCGTTGCAAGTGATCCTTTATAT